TCCATACGTTGTTACTAGATGAGTAGTATGTTAGCATTATATCGTCTTTATGTTTCTAATTTAACAATTTTAGAATGAATTATAGTGATAAGCATAAAAAAGGGTAACACTTTGTGCTACCCTCTTAATTATTTCTTTCTATACTGATTAATCGTTTGTTCCTACTACGATAGTTGGAGGATTAGTTACGGCACCGAATGGGTTTCCGTAAGTAGAACCAGATACGAATGGTGCTGGGAATTGTTCTTGTCCAGTGAAAGTTACTGAATAACCATATAGGTCACCCAATGCTCCACCGGTAGAAATAGTACCAGCTGTTACATCTGCACCTTCTCTTTGTCCTACCAATAGAGTATCACCTGCCATTGTGTGGATAAAGATTTGAGGTCTACCATAAGCCATCAACTTCAATTGTGTAGTCATTTCGTTGGTTAATTTCTTCAAGTTAAGAACTAATTCTTGAGAGAAGAAAGTTGTACCATTATCACGAGATGTGTTTACAGTTTCAGTATAGCTAGAATTTCCTTTCAGGTCATATTGATACACTGTAAGTCCTGCTGGAAGTGATTCTAGTAAAGCATCTGCGTTTGCGCCTGATACTAAACCTAAAGAACCAGTATAGTTTAAGAAGAATACTGAAGCTATACCACCTACCGAGTCTTTACAAGGTTCGTTTCTACCTGCTGTTAAATTACAAGCCATAGTTTTAGTTTTTTTAAGTTAATTTGTTTTTGTTTTTTCAACATATTGTGAATGAGAGAGGGAATTTCACCCTCTCATTATTCATTCAATATATTAATAGTTCTTATGGATAGCGATGTCAGAACCGATACCGTATTGAGTACCAGCTGTGTATCTCATAATGATTCTGTAGTTTTGAGAACCATCCAAGTTAGCCATATCTAATACTCTTACTTCATTATGGTCCGAAAGAAGGCCGGTGCCAAAGAATAAGTTAGATTTTTGAGCTGCTACCATTGAAGAAGCTGCAAGACCAGGACAGAATGCCATCTCAATACCATTGAAGTTTAGAGGTTTCTCTCCAACGTTCATTTGGTTATTGAAGCCGTTCGCACCTTGTGCGCCACCCGCAAGTGCCTGCTGATACGCTTTAACTACGTTAGTAGGTACATAAATCATCAAATCTTCTTTTCCATAAACTTCTGCAGGAACTGCATCAACTAAAGCGTTTAACGCTGTTAATACGTTTGCTGAAGTGATAGAACCAGATACAGATGAAGTTACAGGAGCGTTAGTACCACCTGCTACTACTGATGAGCTTAATGCGTTGTAGATACCACCGAATTGACCGTTAGTAGCTGTTGCACCTTGCCAGATAGAGATTTCAGTAGCTTGTGCTACTTTACCACCTACATAAGAGATTAAGAAATCGTTGAAATCTTTTGGAATCTCATCGAATGCAGAATATCCTAATTGTAAAGCTTCCCAAGAATCTACGAATTCTTGCTTACATAATTCAAGGTTTACTTGAAGTTCTTTTGGTTCTAAGATTCTCTCTGTAAGAGCTACAGTACCAGAAGTTGTGAAATCACAAGAAGCATCGTTTACGATACTGTCTACTGCAATCTTTTGGATAACACTCTTAAACTTCACATTCGGCATGATTGTGATGTATTGGTTATCTAAAGTCTTAGCTGACAACAACGCTGCTGCGATGTACTTTCCTGCAAATTCTCCAGCGTAAGTTGTAGTTACGCTAGGTTGTGCGAAATTTTGTTGTTTTCTCATTGCTAAATGATTTTAAATTTTTTTTATTTGTATAGTTTTGATAAGAAAGAGTTCTGGGTATTAGCCATAGTAGTTTTCTTACCTAATTTTACTCCGTTTGATTTTGGTGCGTTTTCATCGATTGGTGCTCCATCCAATTTAGGAAGTTCTTCCTCATCTTCATCAGGCTCTACTGCTGCCATAGCTACATCACCAGGTAATGGTTCTGCTTTTACTTTCTCAGCTTTCTTTCCTTCTGAAATATCTTCTTCCTTAACTTCAGCCATCTCTTTGTACTTCTTCTCTAATTCTTCAATTCTGTATTGAAGTTTAGATACGATAGATTTCATGTCTTCATCTTCAGAAATAGGTTCTGCTGTTTCTTCGGTTGCTACTTCTTCATCATCACCCATGTCATCACCAGCGATAGATTCCATTTTTTCTTCTTTCTCGCCTAATTCAACATTCTCTCTTTCGGTGATTTTACCTTCAGCATCCACCATAATTTTGATTCTAACATCGTTACCTTCGCTATCTCTCAAGATTATTTCATGTTCGCCTTCAGGTGCTGGAGATTTACCATCTTCCGTTACCACATCAACCATCTCACCAACATCAAATGTAGGAGATTCTAAGATTGTTCCATCAGCAAGTTTTGCGTAAGTAAATAACACTTCTTCTTTTGCAAGAGATAAAGTTGTTATTATCTTTTTTAGTACTTGTGTTGCGTTCATATTATTTGTATTTTAGTTATTTAACAATTGTATATAAAAATATAGTAATTTTTTATTAGTAAGGTCTAGCTACCACAATAGGATAAACATCATTTACATCAAAAGAAGATGTATAATTTTTGTTTGTTCCTTTGTAGAATCTAAAGTCTTGTATCAATCCTTCGGTTTCACCAAATAGGTCACCAAATATTAAAGCTGAACTAGTAGGTGCTGGTTGTGGGTATGAAGGTGTTCTTAGAACAAATCCACACATATTTACAGGTGCTGCAAATATTTCTCTACCATCAAAAAATCCTCTATAAATTGTATATCTATTTGGATTAGCAGCTTCAGAACCACAATCTTCATAATCTGCAGAAAATGCTATGTGATGCCATTCATATCCATCCATAACATTACTTCCAGATGTACCCAAAGTTCCGTTTACTTGGTATATTAGTTCGCTACCAACACTACCAACATCCATTGTTAAGGATGCTGTTAATGATCCTGTATATTTACTCTCTCCATTATTTTGCCAAACATTAGCAGTATTATTTGTACCACTAAATAATTTAAGACTGTATGAATTATCTTTTCTTACAATAGAACGATTTGGTAATACAAACGAAGATGATACAGGTACAGCTACCCAACACTCTGCAGCCCAGTTAAAATTACTTCCTGAAGGACTGTAAGATGCTGTTGGAATATTGAATCCTTCAAATGTTCCTGCATCAGTTCCTGCATTTAATAAAGAATTAGATGGCATTAGTAATGAACTTGGATAACCATATCTATCCCAAGGAGTTGCTGAAGCGGATATAATAGTACCACTGCCTGATGGTGTAATATTTCTATCACTACCAACAGGTATACCATTTCCTCTAACATAAGATGAAATATCATCCCATATATTATCCATTCCAAAAAGGTTATCAAATCCTTGCTTAAATATTGTGCCAGGAATAGCAGAAACTATACTTCCAGAATATGGGTCAGGATATACATAAGGTGCAAATCCAGTTCTTTCTGCACCTCTTTGTATAACTTGAGTATTGTTTATGTTATAGTTTAGATTTAACATTCGTTAATTATTTGAAAGCTACAATAGATGCAGCTGTTGAAGATGCAGATACTGCACATACTATACCAGGTATAAATCCACTAGCAGATACCAAAGTTAATACTGATTGGTCATAAGTTTTTACAACCAAGTTTCCTAACTGTCCAACATATAATCCACCAGCTACGAATCCAAATTGTGGAGCGTTTGCTGATGCAGATGCGAATGCTGAACCTGAAATTGGAGTTACTGCTACTCCACCAACGAATTGTGGGTTAGTAATATACGAATTTTGAGTTTCTAATTTCATATTATTTGTTTATTTTATTATTTAACAATTATCTATTCAGATTTATTGATTATTAAGTCTTAATGACTTCCATGTTAGAGATTCTTCATCCCAATATGATACCTCATCAGGTCTAGCAATTGGTGGTTGCCAATCATTATTTTCATCTAATATCCAAGAAGGATAAGGTTGTGGTTGTACAAAAATATCTTTTGTTTCATCGTAATAATAACCTACACCAGCATATTGCTTTCTGAAGTTACCATTATATGAAGTTTGTATCCACCTTCCACCTAATCCTAAATCGTTAGCTAGGAATTCTTCTCCTCTATGTTCTTGCTCATTATCTACTACAAGAACTCTTTGTACTATATTGTTATTATCTATTTCCGCAAAGTGTGCCATAAATTATATTTTAAGCTGTTCTAGTAAATGTTCCTGATGATGTAAATGTGTGCACTTTGTATGAACCATCATCCGTAATAGTTCCACCAGTTGCTGTCATTGCTGATGCTAAGTATCTTATTATCACAATACCAGAACCACCGGCTGCACCATTCTCTGAACCACCCCAACCAGCTCCACCTCCACCACCTCCGGTGTTTGTAGTTCCTGCAGTTGGATTAGTTGCAGTATTTGGCGAGTATGTTCCGTATGCACCATTACCTCCACCACCAGAACCTCCAGGTGCTGCTGCGGTAGTTCCGTTTTTGTTACGGTTACCTCCACCACCACCGGCGTAATAAGTTAATGTACCATTGATTGCAGATTGTAATCCTACACCTCCATCACCACCAGAATTCACAGTATTGTTACCCGCTGCACCAACTGCACCGGCACCACCACCTCCACCACCATTAAGTGTTTCAGCACTTCCATCAAAGAAATAAAAACCATTACCACCACTATTACCCTGTCCTACTGAACCAGTACCAGGAGCTGTCATATTTGCACCACCACCAGCATCGTTAGCACCACCGCCTGAACCTCCATTTACATCAGTACCAGCACTACCTCCACCACCATATCTACCATTACCACCTCTACGAGAAGTAATAGAAGCAAATACTGAATCACTACCTACTGAAGCCTGAGCGCCTCCACCACCAACAGTAACTGTATAAGCTTGAATATCAGCTGATAATGAACCTGAAAGTAAACCTCCGGCTCCACCTCCACCGCCTCTATCAGGACCACCTCCTCCACCACCACCGGCTACTACAAGATAAACCACAGATACTGCGGCCGGAGGTATTACTTGCTCATAAGAGTTTATACCACTCCATTTACCATCCATAAAACCAAATACTTCTTGGCTTCCTACATACATTTGTTGTGATACTTCAGGCATATTATATAAATTTTTGTAATCTATCTCTAAAGTATTGCCAATTTTGAGTTACTTCACCATCCAAAAGTGGCCTACTATAACTCAAACAAAAAGCTATTTTTCCATCAAAAGATTCGTTTTGAAAATCTGAAGTTGTATTGGCAAGTTCAAAGTTTCTTAGTGTTGCGCTACTTAATATATTGGTTGTACCAGCAGGGTTTCCTAATCTTCTTCCATCTAAGAAAGCAACAGCGTTTGATGTTGTACTAAGATTAAATGATACAACATACCAAATATTTGGGTCAATAGTTGCTGATATTGTATTAAATGCAGTACCATTGTATATTCCTAATGTATTTCCACCGGGGTTAATGTGTAAACTATATCTAGTTGATGCCCCCAATCCCCTTCTCTGATTAACATATACATAGTTTGTGTTTGCACTACCATCTACCATCAATCCAACAGTCACATTTCCGTTAGTCCAATCATAATCAGCTGATGCTGATGCTAATAATCTACCAGAAGTATTTCCATAAAATTTATAGTAAGCAGGAGTACTAGCTGCTGCAGTATTAAATTCCCCACCAATTCCATTTCTTACCAAAGGAGGTCTACCTGATTGCTCGAATAAAGAACCTGTTGTTGCATCTATTTGTGCATCCCAATAACTTACTAATCCATTGGTTACTAATTGTTGTTTTTGTCCTACTACTGCGTTAAACATATTATACGAATTTTTTAGCTGCTACTAAATAAGCTGTTGATGAATCTAAACTAACAAATGAAAGTAAATCAAATTGTCCACTTCCTGATGTTGGTCTATATAGTGAACCAGATGGTTGTTTTACGTTTGAACTAAATGATGCCGTTGCAGTACCTACAGTTTGTAATACTAAGTTTGCAGTATCACCAGGTCTTACATTAGTTACGTTTATATGGAATGTTCCACTAGCCAAACAAGTATAATAATTAGCTGCATTGAAATCAATTGATGCTGTGTTAGATGAAATACTTGCTGATACAACATTACCTCTAACCGAACCAGTTACAATCAATGAACCTGTTATTTCAGCCGAACCAGAGAATGGGAATCCAGCTCCAGTACCACCACCTCCACTACTTCCAGTGACTGAAGAACCAGATACTACATAAAGTGTATTTGCATCCTTTGTTGCCAATGCTGCGTAAGAAGCTGATGTAATATAAATTACGTGCCTTACAGGAGCAAGATTAGTTGTTGTTGGAGATATGTTATCAATTAAAGAACCTGTAAATGATTGTGATGTAATTAGATAACTACCAGTTACCGAAATACTACCAGTCACACCCAAGCTTCCAGTTATTTGTGCCGAACCAGAGAATGGGAATCCAGCTCCAGTTCCTCCACCACCAGCAACTAATGTGATAGAAGCTGTATTGTCTGTAATTGTTAATCCTTGTACTGCACTTCCACTAAATACTAAATAGTTAGCGTTACCAGCTATATTTGTAGAACCAGAAGCAAATCCTAATATTGCAGTTGTTCCATTAGTACCATTTATTCCCGATGTTCCATTTATTCCCGATGTTCCATTTACTCCCGAAGTACCATTAACACCAGATGTTCCATTAACACCTGATGTGCCTGAAGTTCCGCTTGAAATTAAAGAACTTGTTGCTACTAATTGAGATATATTTCCAGCTCCACCAACCCAAACATATCCTCTTGCTAAAGATGCAGTAAATGTTCCTAATATATTTGCTTTATTTGCTTGTAAATCTGCAGTTGTTGTATTTGGTAAAGTAATACCACCTACTGATGGTGTATCGAATTGGAATCCACTATCTGAATAGAATCCTAATTTATTTCCTGCAGATGCTGTTATATCTCCGGCCAATAGTAAAGAACCAGTCAATCCTAATGAACCTGTTATTTGTGCAGAACCTGTAAATGGAAATCCACTACCTTCTCCACTTATTATAATTGATGCAGTTGAGTTTGATACAGTTGCAGTAACACCACTTCCGCTAAAGTTTAGGAAAGTTGCTGCTCCTTGCGCTGTACCTTCATCAGCTACCGTTAATATAGTTGTTAATCCAGAAGTACCTGATGTACCATTTGAACCATTTAAGCCTGATGTACCATTGACACCGCTTGTTCCATTGACACCGCTTGTTCCATTTACACCTGATGTTCCATCAACTCCGCTTGTGCCGCTTACTCCAGAAGTACCAGAAGTACCATTTACACCGCTTGTTCCGTTTACGCCTGATGTTCCATCAACTCCAGAAGTTCCGTTGATTCCTGAGGTTCCTGATACTCCAGAAGTACCACTGCTACCATCCACTCCGCTTGTTCCATTCACACCAGATGTTCCATTCACACCAGATGTACCTGAAGTGCCTGATGTACCATTATCAAATCCTACCGAAGTTACAACAAATGAATATTGGTCACCTTCAGTATAGAATTTTAATAATTTTGGTGAAGCATCATTATTTTTAGCAAATATGTCCACAATCATTCTTGAAGATGAATTGATTGTAGTTGTTGGGAATACGAAATCTAAAATTACCGAATCAGGTGTTGTAGGTCCATTCCATCCAATTTCAAAGAATGATGAAGTTATAATAGAACCAGATGGTGTACCAAACTGGTCAGCTAATTGTAAAGATACCTGCGCTTGTATATTATCATTATCTGCAGGCTTCAACATATTAAAGTGGAATGTTTGTAATCCACCAGGTATTATACCAAACCCTAATGGGT